CAAACGCCCCTCGGTGGGTATGAGCCGCAAGGCGAATGAACCAAACAACGCCCGCACTATCGCCCATCTTCAAGCTCTAACCCTAGCCCTTCATATTGGAGGGCTGGAAGGCTTGAGAACCGGCGCGGTCAAGATCGGAGGGCAGCATGACCGCAGCGAATGACAACCTGATGGCCAGCCTCCCTCCCCGCCTGCATCAGCCCCAGGTGCTCGCCCTCGCCGGCTACAGCGTGGCCACCCTTCGCAAGCGTCAGGCCGCCGGCCGCATGCCTATGCCCGTCGACCGTGGCGGGCGCGGCGGGATCTACGATCGTGACGCGGTTCTCAAAGCTCTCGGATTGGCGCAAGATGAAAACGCAGACCACACCCCTGACCCTTGGGACGTCGACCCTGATGCCCTCAACCGACGTCTATCTCGGCCGATACGTGGTGCTCAAGCGCCGCGCGGACGCCAGCGGCCGGGCTTACTTTCAGGTTCCGGCACGCCTGCGCCCCTCCGGCTGGCCAGCGACCGTGCCGATGCTGCGGGACATGGCGCTACCGGGCCGCGTTGACCGCCTGACGCCTGAGCAGGTTGCGGCCATCGTCACGGCGGGCGCCGCGCTGAGCCGCGATCTGGACCGGGCCCGCACAGGATCCGACACGGCGCCGCCGAAGCGCAGCCTGCAGACAGCGATTGCAGCATGGCAGCGATCGACGAAATGGCACGAGCTCACGGACAAGACGCGCGAGGGCTACGGCTACAGCATCAAGAAGATTCAGGCCTGGTCGTCCGAGGCCGGTCACCCGGACCCAACGGTCATCACCCGCGCCAATGTCGAGCGCATGCTCTCAGCGTTCAACGACCGGCCGACGACGAAGCGCCAGACGCTCAAGGCGCTGCGGCTGGTGATGGATCAGGTCATCGCCCTGGGTTGGCGCACGGACAATCCCTGCACGCGCCTGTCGGTGAAAGTGCCGCGGACCAAGGCTGTCATCTGGGAGCAAGCCGACGTCGACCTGTATGTGAAGACGGCCCGCGCTCAGAAAATGGACAGCATCGCGTTGATCGTCCTGCTCGAGTGGGAGATCGGGCAGCGCCTGACCGACGTGCGCCAGTTCCGGCAGGGGGTCGAGTACGATCCCGCGCGCGGCGTGTTCTCCTTTGCGCAGAGCAAGACGGATTCGCGGGTCGTCGTTGAGGTCTCGCCGGCGCTGCGTGCGCTGCTCGAGGGTGTCGGCGACGGACAGATGTTCATGTTCCGCAACGAGCGGACCGGACTGGCCTACACGGAGAACCGGCTGAGCCAGACGTTCCGATGGGTGCGTGAGGCGGCGGTCAAGGCGGGCGGCCGGGCACTGGTGCTGCGGCAGTTGCGGCATTCGTGCGTCGTGCAGTTGGCGCGCGCCGGATGCACGGTGCCGGAGATCGCGAGCATCACCGGGCATGCGCTGGGGAGCGTGCATTCGATCCTGAGCACGTATCTGCCGCGCGATGGGACGGTGGCGCGGAATGCCCAGGTGAAGCGGGGGTTGGTGATGGAGGTGGCGGGGTGATGGAGAACAAAATAGCACACCGAGTTGGACACGCAGTTGACCGCGAGTTGGATGCGCCGGAAATGGAAAGCCCGCCAGCCGGACTAACCGACTGACGGGCTTAGGGTTTTTTGGTCGGAGCGACAGGATTCGAACCTGCGACCCCTTGACCCCCAGTCAGCCACACTCTCAACGATTTCAGCGCCCGCATCCAACTGTTAGTGGATTGTTCACGGGCGCGAAATCAAAGGGTTAGCAGGCCAGTTGGATGGATCAGCGGCGGATCACGAACGCGCGGTAGGTCGCGTTGAGGGCGTCGATTGCGAGGCCGGACCCATTCACATTTGGATTGAACGCGGTGACGGTAACGACATCATCTGCCGACACACGCCCTGCAAGGATCAGGCTGTTGTTGGACGACGACGACACACCAACCACCGCGTCTTGTGTCTTCACACCCGTAGCCGCAATCGTGAACTCGAGGCTCTGGCCGGCGGCAATGCTGCCCAGGTCCGTGGTCGTATTGAACTCAAGCGCAGGGCGGAGCATCGTCGTGCCGCCGCTGGTCGAGGTCGGGAGCGCACCGGACTTCTGCCAGAACCGGCCGCCGCTGGTCGGATCCCACCAGAAATGCTCACCGACACCCAGTTGGCTGCCCGAGAGCGTCATCGGGTTGAGGAACTGCGTGCTCGTCTCGATGAAGTTGGTCGTGCCGGTTTCGGTGCGCACGCGCCCGATCCAGCGTTTGCCGGAGTTGGTGCTCTTGACCATGTAGCCGTGCGTGGTGTCGATCGTCTCGCCCACGGTCGAGGCAACAATCGTCGGCGTTCCGTCGTTGTCGACGAGATAGACGTTGTAGAGGGTGTTGACGGCAATGGCCGCGCCCTCGTCATCCAGCGACGAGTTGAGCAGGGTCAGGCCAGTGTTCGGAATGCGCCACTCAACCCACTCGCCCGTGCGCGAGGCAACACCGCCCGCCACCGAGTTGTCAGGGCCGCGCAGGCGCATCACCGTCTTGTTGCCGGTCGCATAGCCGGACGGCGGGCCGAAAGTCACGGCGGTCGGGCCTGCGTTACGCAGCGTGCAGTCGTCCTCGACCTGATCGAACTGCCAGCCGACGAAGCGGCGCTGTCCGGTGTAGTCGAAGTCATCCCAGATCGTCGTGCGGACCCGGCAGCTATTCCCTGCAGCGTTGGCTCCGGCCAGCCGGAACGCATAGCCCTCGCCCAGGCGGGCACGAACCTTGGTGTTGACCCACTGGACGCCGCGCACGGTGAAGTCCTGCGCGTCGTAGTCGACGCCCGCCCAAGTCTTGTACGACTGATTGCCGTGGAACTGGCAGATCTCCGAGCGCCAGTTGGTGATGCCCGTGCAGAAGACGTGGCGGCGGTAGTTGTTCTCCCATGTCACAGCATGGGTCAGCACGCCAATGCCGAGGCCGGACTGCCCCTTCACGTAGAAGGCGCAGTTCTGGTTCACGGTGAATCCGCACTGATCCATGTGCAGCAACTGGCCCTTCCAGCGCATGCCGCCCGACTGAGGCTCGTAGTAGCCGACCTCGGGGACGCTGACGCCAAGCTGCTTGTAGTAGGTCGCGTCAACCGCGGCACCGCCACCAGTCGCCGTGGACGTAGCCGCCGACGAGTGGTTGATGGTGTAGGTGTTGGCGGTCAGTTTCGTCAGGCGGTACTCGCCGGAGATCGTGATCCCGCCGACCGCTGTGGCGCCCGAGAACGTCACCGTGTCGGTGCTGTCCGCGCCGTGGGCCGTGTGCGTGATTGTCACCAGGGGCGAGCCGGAGGTCGTGGCAATCGGATTGGTGTTGATCGTCACCGCCGACAGGGGGTTGTAGAGCGCGCCGAAGCCGGTGGAGTCGACCGCGACGACACGCAGCACCTTGACGTTGGCGCCGCCGCCCGTGGCCGTGCTGGTCGCGTTGCTCGCCGCCGTGATCGTGAAAGTGTTGGCGGTCGGCACGGACGCGACCGTGTAGAGCTTGTCGATGGTCAGGCCGCCGACGGCCGTAGCCTCGGTGATGACCACCAGATTGCTGACGCTCAGCCCGTGCGATGCCGCCGTGACGGTGACGGTCGCGGATCCGCTCGTTGTGGCCAGCGGGTCGGCACTGGTCGCGATGGCCGTGCCGGATGCCTGGTACAGCGAGAAGGTCGTGGCAGTCGGTGACGGGCCGACGTAGCGGTCAAGCTCGTTCAGGCCGGACATGGGGGCGCGAAGCGTGACGCCAGCACCGCCGCCCGTCGCGGCGCCGGACGCAGCGGCGGTGTGCAGGATCGTGAAGGTGTTGGCCGTGGGGGTGGCGGCGACCTGATAGGCCCCGGCAATGGTGATGCCGCCAACAGCCGTCGCGCCGGCGAAGAAGATGTTGTCGCCCTCGACGAAACCGTGCGCGGTGTCGGCAATGGTGACGGCAGCCGAGCCTGCCACGGTCGTGATCGGGTTTGCGCCGAGCGTGACGGTGGAGTTCAGGCCCCACAGCTTCACGCGGTCGCCGGGCACGAAGATATGCGCGGACCGCTCAGGGAAGACCGTCGGGATTTGCAGGGGCGCAACTGTTACCACGGCCGGGCTGGCGTTGCTGACGCCCGTGATGCGGAAATACTCGTTCTTGCCGCAGCCCTGGATGAAGACGTGCTTCATGTGGGTGAAACTGCCCTCGTTGCGAGTGACCGAGCCGGTGGCGTCGATGCCCCATTGCTGGCACGCCTCGATCCACAGCCCCTCAAACGCCACCATGTTCCAGCCGTCGTCAGGGAAGTCCCCGTTGACCATGATGATGCCGGAGCCCGTCATGTTGCGGATATGGCACTGGGAGAACTTGGCCTGATAGGCGTTGCGGAGCTTGAACACCGACGAGTTGGCCGGGGTGTTTGCGCCGATGAACGCGATGTTCTCGACGCGGATGCCCTGCTGTGCCCGGTAGGCGTAGTCGCGCGGCGGGACGAGCTCATCCGGCGTCGTCACGTCCAGATCGAAGGCCACGCCGTTCGGGACCATAGGCCGGATGACCGACTCGGCCATGCCGTCGCCGACAAGCCACAGGCCGGGGGCGAACGCGCCAGGGACGGACGGCGGCGTCGGCGTTATGTCAATCAGCGGGACCGGCCGAACCGTCACCGTCGTCTTGATCGCGAACGTGTAGCCCATCGGGACGTGGATGGGATGCCCCTGCCCGAAGTCCACAGCCTTTTGGAACGCCGGGCCGTCATCCGTCGTGCCGTCGCCGACCGCGCCGAAGTCCAGTTTGATGTTCAGCGGAACGTCAGCGGCGATCTTGGCCTGAATGCTGGCAGCCAGCGCATCGGTCGAGGACTGCTTGTAGCGAACCAGCGCCGCGCCACCGCTTGCCGCCAGATCGCCCCGCAGCCCGGCGTCCGTGCCGGTGCCGGTCGAGAAGATGGTGTCTCCGTCAGCGTCAAAGGCGAGGAACTTGTTGGCGGGATCTCCGACCACATCTTCCGGCGTCGAGCCGAGCGGCATTTTTAGCGCGCGGGCGGCGTCGCGGCGGACGTCCTGCATGTTCGCGGTCAGGCGGTTCAGGGCGAGATCGACCGCGCCGACCGGCGTGCTTGCGGCCGGGGCAAAGTTGGTGGTGCGCGCGGGCGTCACATCACGACGGATGATGACCGTGCCGGTCGTCACCGCCGTGTTCAGCGTGACTGTGCCGCCATCATAGCCGCCACCATCCAGCAGCGTGCCGGTGAAGGAGAAGGCCGATTGCGCCAGCACGGTGCCGTTGGCGATGACGGACAGGTCCGCCTTGGCGAACAGGCTGAACGTGATCGGAAACACGGTCGTCGAAGTCGTGACCGTGAATGTCGCGAACGTCTGTTCGTCGGGAATGCTGAGGCGGGCCATGCCCGCACGTTGCGGGAGTGGCGCGGTGGCTCAACGCACGGGGATTACTCCCTGCCGCGCACGTCCTCTCGACGCCTGGTGCGATCCGCGGCCATCGCCTGCAGGTCAGCGGCATAGGTGTCGAGGATTTGGGCGCGAGCGTCGGAGCGATAGGCGCTGACCACGTCCTTGATGTACTCGGCCTTGCCGCCGCCGGGCCCGTCGGTGAGGCCGTAATAGAACTCACTGTCCGGGTGTGTGCCCGATGCGACAGCGTTCAGGTGCTCGAACGCAGGCTCGCCCGCCAGCCGCACATACTCGCTGTAGATGTCCGGGCGGTTCTTGAGAGTGACGCTTTCGCCCATGACGTCGATTGCGCGGGTCGGCATGGTGACGCTGACACCGTTGTTCAGGATCTCGAGGTCGATCGCGGAGCCGCCGCCGGCGCGGGTCTGCACGGGCATGACAGCGTCGTACACCGTGCCCAGTCCGGTCTGGTAGGTGCGCTCACGGCCCCACAGATCGCGCTGCGCGGGCAGATTGTCCGACAGGCCGGGCATGGTGTTCATCAGCGCCGTGACGACGTTGTGCGTCTCACGCAGGTACTCATCCTCGCCGCGCCGCGCCATGCGCAGGGCCGACGAGAATGGGATCGCGCCGGACGCGCGGGCCATGAGCATCTTCTCGCCCTTGGCTCCGGTCCGGTCGCCCATCGCCTCGACGATTTCCATGACGCCGCGCAGCGAGGTCTTGTCGAAGAAGGCCGACGACATGGCCATGATGCCATGCACAATCGCCTCGTCCACCTCGCCGTTGCGGTCGGAGTCCCAGTCGCTGTTCTTGAACAGGTCGGCAAGATCGGCAACCAGGCCCATCCCCTGCCCGACCGGGTCCAGCCGCTCGAACGAGACCCAACGGTCGTTGATGCGCACGCTGTAGGGTTGGAACACCGTGCCGCCATTCTCGTCGACACGCTGCAGTGCGTCGCGCTGGCCGGGGTTGCCGGGCCCGGCGCCCGTGAGGTCGCCGTCCATCGCCATGCCCATGAACAGCGAGTACATCGCCGTGCCCAGCGCCATCTGAGCCTTGGCCGTCTCGGCTGCCGCACCGCCCTCGGAAATGGCGTCGCGGAACCGGCGCATGAAAGGAGCCAGAGGCGAGTAGCGCAGGCCCGTGCTGATGAGGTTGGCGGGCGTCTTGATGAACGGGAACACGACGGTGCCAAACGGAATCGGCGTCGGGTTGTTGTCCATGAAGCGGCGCAGATCGCCAAGCGCAGCAGCCATGCCCGGCGTCTCGCGGGTGAACGTGAGGTCGTGCATCTCAAACTCGGCGGCCTTGAGCATGTCGTCCGTCGGGTTGGTCAGCAGTTCGGCCATGCGAGCGCGAGCCACTTCACCCTCCAAGCCCTCGGCAGCCACCTTGCGGAAGGCCTGAGCGTGCAGTTCGCCGCGTGCCGCAATCGTCTTGAAGGCGTCGTCGGTCAGGGAGTTGATGTTGGACGGAGCCTCAAACACCATCTGCATGATGTCGAGCACGCGCCCCAGGGGCGAGTCCTCATTCACGCGCCACGCGCCCGCGCTCAGCGGACGGCCGGAGCCCAGGCCCGCCTCCTCGCGCTCGGCCCGCAACTTGATGCCGGCAGGCGCGGCATCGTCCAGCCCCGGTGCCATGCCGCGGAAAACGCCCTGCTCACGCAAGGCGGTCGGAAGCATGCGGCCGTCGGTGCCTGCGATCCGCTGAGCCGCCTCAAACGGGTTGAGCCGGAAGATGTCGCGCACCGCCTGCTGATAGCCATGCACGAGCGCCGCAGCCTCGCCGACCTTGGTGGTCGCGCTGCCGCCGAACATGCCTGCCATGCGCGGGGAAATGGCGCGGGTAATCAGGTTCAGGCCCAGCATCATGCCGTTGCCCGCGACGTTGATCGTGGGCGTGCCGATGCCGGACAGGAGCGCGTTGGTATAGACCAGTTTGACGATCTCGCGGGTGCGCGCCATCGCGCCGCCGCGGACCATCTGGTTGAGTTCGCCGTCGCCCTTGGCAGCAGCCTCGCGGATCTTGCGCGCCAACTCGACCGCGCCGTTCGCGCCGCCCATGTCAGCGATGAGGGAGTCGACGTTGCGGAGATAGGATGCGGGCGTGCCCACCTCGGTCTTGAATGCGCCAAGCGCACGGCCGGCCTCAGCGCGTGCGCCGAAAAACTCGTTCTGGATAGCCGCATGCACGGACGTGGCGCGGCGGAACGCAAACTGGTTGGCCAGCGTCGGATTGTCCTCGACCGCCTTGGCGAGCGCGACAAGCTGCGTGCCGGACGAGTTCAGCGCCATGCGATAGGCGACGATCTCCTCCTTGTTCATCGCCTGACCGGGGCGACGATCGGCCATAGACTGAACCCAGTCCATACGCCCGGCCGCCTCGACAGCCTGCGCATCGGTCACGACGCCGCGACGAGCCAGGTTGACGTCTTTCGCCATGCGGTCAGCCATGCCGACAATAGCCGCCTGCACATCCTCGGGCGTGTTGATGCGGGCGAGGTTCAGGTCGAAGACGTTGTCGGCAGAGGCGGAGATGTCGCGGGGCGTGGTGCCCGCCGTCGCCACATAGGCGTCGTCGACCTTGGATTGGAACGGGGTGATGACGGGGTCGGCGCCACGCACACCAACACGCTCAGCGGCGGCGCGGGCGATTGCCTCGGGGGTCGGCGGAACCGCATCGTCAACATTGGCCAAGCGGACGCGAATGCTTGTCGGGCCACCATCCAGAGCGGCCATGACCCGGTGGTGGCCGTCGCCGATGTAGTCAAGGCCGTTGACGCGGACGATGAACGGAAGGTCCGTGTCGTCACCCCGGATGGGCGTCTGTGTCGCTTTGAAGTCAGCACCAACTGACTTTTGAGTGGCCACCAGAGACCGGGGATCAACCTCCACCACATCCCAAGATTTTGCGTCACTGATCGCGTTGCGAACGCGATGCTGGGCACGAGTCATGCCCCTGTTAAGAGCGCCGATAGCAACCCCGTTCATGGCGCCTGCGGTAGGAATTTCACCTGCAGCCGCCTCCGGCGCAGCCGGATCACGCACCACCCTAAACCGCGGCCCCTCGGGATTGCCCAGCGCCTCGCGCACGACGGCCTGCATCTCGACGCCCTTGGCCTCGGCCTCAGCCATCGCCATGACAGGATCTTCCTGCAGGCCCTCGCGAGCCGCGCCGGCACGAGCCTCATCCTTGGCAATGCGACCGGCGCGGAGGGCGCGGACGCCGCCCGCGATCACCTCAACCGCGCCACCCAGGATCGTACCCTCGACCGCATTCTTGAGGCGGCCGACAATCTCGGGGTCGTCGCCGTTCGCAGCCAACACCTCGAACATGGGGGCGATGGCGTCGGGGGCATGCTCGGCCAGCAGGTTGCTCAGCCGGGCCTCATTGCCGTCAAACGCGGTGAAGTCGGCCAGCGCGCCCTGCGCCATCGCCTTGCCGATCTGCCCGGCCTTGGTCGCCGTTTTCCAGCCGCGCAGCACGCGACCGCCGCCCGCAAAACCGGCGCCAAACTGCGAGATGCCCTCGATCACGCGGCCGGTCACGGACTCGGGGCGCTCAGCCTCGGACGTGGTGAAGCGGCCCGGAGCGGACAGCAGGCTCGGAGCCTTGTTCGCCTCGGCCATCCGGCGCGCGGCGTCGTTCTGCGTGGTCAGGAAGATGCGGGCGGGCGTGGCGTCGTTGCCGTCAAAGCCCTCCCACATGAGCGTGCCGGGAACGTAGGTCTCGATCCAGTCGGCGGCCTCGTCCAGCAGGTCAAGCGTCTCGTTCACGCCGCGCTTCAAGCCGGACATAACCGACTGCGCGCCCTCCATGAAGACACCCTTGGCCACATCACCCGCCACGGAACCCGCAGCGTTCACCACGCCCTCGGGCACCAGCGACGCCTGAATGATCTCCGACTCTTCTTGGTCGAGAGCCAGGCTCTCACGCGCGGCCTGACGCTCGGCATAGGCGCTGTCCAGCGGCTGAGGCGCAGCGGGGGCGTAGCGGAACCATGTCCCGTCAGCGGCCTGCTCATACCCGGCAGCGGTCAGGCTCTCGGGCGTGTCCTCGGGCGCAAGGCCCTGAGCGTTCGCCACAGTGTACTGGCGACCGTTTGCGTCGGTGCGGACATCGCCCGGACCGGCACTGGCGGGGATGGGGCGCGGCACGGACGAGCGACCGTCAATGCCGACATGGACGTGGTCGCCCTCGTTCAGCCGCTCCTGAAAGTTCAGGCCGGAGTTGGCGAGGCGGGTATTGAGTTGAGCCATGCTCAGGCCGCTGCTGCCGGGCACGATGTCGAGCGCGCGGGCTCCGCCGTCCTCGCCCTCAAGCGTGTGCAGGCTTCCCGGCACACCGCCGACCTCTGCGTTGCGCTGAACGGTGCGTCGCGCGCTCGTGACCCGCGCCCCCGGCGCGATCTCAGCCAGACGGGCCCGGACCTCTGCTTCTGTCTCGATTGCCATCTATCGGCCCTGTCGTGCTTCGTTGCGGAGACGGTTCGCCTCGGTCGTGGTGTAGGGATTGCCGGCAGCGCGCCGGGCCTCGATGCGGGCGTTCACCGCCGCAATGCGCTGGGCGACGGTCTGCGAACCCGCAGCGCCACCGGCAGCCGGTGCGGGCGTCTGCGTTCCAAACGCGCGCTCGGCATACCAGCGGCCCGCCGTGAGCCGCTGCTCGAGCGTCGTGTTTGGATTGGCGCGCACCCAGTCAGCGGCACCGGCCTCGGCTCGCGCCATGCGGGCGTTGTAGTCGGGCACCAGTCGGCGACGGCGCTCTCCGGTATCCCGCACCACGCTCATCACGTCATCGACCTGCGGCTTGAGCGTGCGATCGTTCATGGTCCGCAGCGTCTGGGCTTGACCTGGGGTGATCTGCCCGGACGAGAGGCCGTCCGCAATCTCTTGCGCCGTCAGCGTTCCGGCCTGAGCGTCGTCACGGAACATGTTGTATTGCGCCACGCGACCAGCCGTCTCAAGCGCGAGAGCCGTGCGGTCAGCGGTCGCCTGCTGGCTTTGCTGGGCGCGCACGCTGCGGATCAGTTGAGCCTTGTCGGCGTCGTTCAGATCGGTGCGCGCCTGAATGTCAGCCTCGGTCACCTCGCCCAGCACGACCTGCAGGCTCAGTTCGCCGCGCGCCTCACGGCGTGCCGCCTCGGCCGCTCGCGCCGCCTCCTGCGCCTCACGCGCCTGCGCACGATCGACGAGCGAGAACTGACTGATCTGCGTCTGCAGGTCGCGATTGATCTTGGCGCGGTCCTCCGGCGTCACAGCCGCGAACGCCTCACCGATCATCGCGTCCGCAATGAACCGCTGCGCCGCAGCCATGCCCGGCAGGCCTCCGCCGGCCGCCGTGTAGGCCGCGACCGCATCGCGCCCGACAACCGCCGTGGTCATGTCGAGGCCGAGCTTCTTGTCGTCAAAGTCCCGCTGCTCAGTTGAGTAGAGGATCGCGGGGTTTGCCTCGCGCATCCCCTGCACCTCGGTGTACTCGACCTCGGCCTGCATGAACTCGAACGACTCGGGGCCCAGTCGCGGGTCGGCAGCAATCGCGATCAGTCGCTCCTGCAGGGTGCTGGCGCGCAAGGTCAGCGCCTGGTTCGCCTCGAGCTCGGACGCTGCGCTCGCCGCATCGGCAACGCGCTCAAGCCCCCTGCCCGCAAGCGTGCGCGCGTAGTTCTCGACGTCGACGGCGAACTCAGGCGGAGCCGACTGGATGAAGCCGGACACCATCTCTTTGGACAGCCGCTCATACTCAGCCGGATCCAGCGAGTTGTCGCGGCGGAGCTCAGCCTCGCGCGTGTCGATGTCGGAGCGGATGCGCGCGGTGTATGCCGCCTGCATGGCGGTCGTGCGTGCCTCGGCCACATCGCCAAAGAACATCAGGCCGCGCGACGGCAGGACACCCGTGTCGACCGCCTCGACGCCCTCGGCCGCACCACGCGCCTGAGCGCGACGCAACTGATCCTTCTTGGCCACCTCGGCAAAGCGGTCAGCGACGCGCTCGGCCTCCTGCCAGACCTCAGCCTCGCCCGTGCGGAAGTCCGCGCCCGGCGTGATGTTGGAGACGGTGCCGCTGCGCCCCTGCTGTACGTTTGCGCCCGTAGCCATCAGCCGCCCTTTGCCCCAGCGGACATGGCATTCGCCGCGCCGTCGATGATCGAGCCGCCCGCCGCAACCCAGCCTGCCGTGTTTGCGTTGCTGGCCGCGCGCCGGCGCATCGTCGCCGAAGTCCGCAGCGCGTATGCCTGATTGCCAAAGCCGACGCGGTCGACGCCCTCGTCACGGCGCGCCTGACGCTGCAGTTCCCTCTCGACCGCGATGCCGGACGGCGAGTCCAGGGACAGGCCCTTGGCCGCACGACTGGCAATGTAGGCGGCCATGCCCGCGCGCAGCTCCTCGCGTCGACGCTCGCCCATCTGCACGGCCTGCAGGTCAACGTCCTGAGCCTGACGCTTGAGCATCAGGGATTCCATGCCGAACTGCTTGGCCTGAGCGCGGCCCGCCATGACCTGCGTCCCGGCCTTCAGGAGTGGGGTCGAGTCGCCCATCAGTAGGTTACCTCCAAGGTGATCGACCGGACTTCCAGCGGGCCGCCGACCTCCTGCTCAATCTTGAACGTCGGGTATTTGGCGCGGCCCAGCGGACGGAAGCGACGCACGCCCGTGCTCGGACCGGCGGGGCCGCCGATATTGCCCTGCCAGCCGGACGGGTCGCGGCCATTGCCCTTGAACGGACCGGTCGAGACGACGTCGACGTCAGCCCGCGTGATCTTGTAGTTGGGCCGCAGCCCCCGCTCACTGTCGACCGGAGGCACACCCTCGACCGTCAGCGTGAAGTCCAGGCCGACCTGCACGGCGGTGTAGCTCTCGGCGTCGACGCCCTGCAGCAGACCCGCCGCATTGACCGCGAAGTCGCCGATCTTGTTGTTGCCATTCCAGACGCCGACGGTGTGGTTGGCGTACAGCGGGACCGCCGTGGTGGTGGTGGCCAGACTGACCATGCCGTCCGCCCATGCCGTCGGGCTGAACTTCTCCAGCCGGTATTTGGTGACACCGCCAATGACGCGCTCAGCCACGGCATAGAGCGTGCCAGCCGCGTTGACGATCGAGCGCCAGGAGCCCGCCGTCGACCACAAGCCCCACGCGGAGAACGTCTGCTGGCGGCGATAGGTCAGGACCGCCACATCGCCGTCGCTGCGCAGGACTGGCACCAGCCGGTCGCTCTCGGTCCCGGCCGGGATCAGATCCATCTCCACCGGCACGCCCATCAGGTGATAGGCGAGCTCCGACAGATCGGCGATGTCCCAACTCTTGCGGACATTGCCGGTCGGAATGGCGATCATCAGGCGACCGGACACCTGCTCGGTGAACATCATCCCCTCGCTGACCAGCAGCGGCGTGGGTGCGCCGGCGGCTTCCGGGCCGATCTTCAGCAGTTCAAAGTTCGTCGGCGAGAGCGGCGCGGCCACCTGCTCCGGCACGTAGGACGGGCCGGCCTCAGTGAACAGCAGCAGCTGCTCGGTCGATCCGAAATGGCGGAGCCCCAGACTGGACTCACGCCCCACGCGCTCGACAATGGCGTCCGTCTCAAGGCCGGATCCGGTGTTGAAGTCGCCGATGTCGCCGGTCGCGCTCGCCGCCATGACGCTTTGCGCCTGCGGGAAGTCGCCGATCAGCAGGCGGTTGCGGTGAAGCGAGCATGCGCCGGGGTAGCCGCGCGCGGTCGAGACCAGAGCCTCATCCCAATCGGTCGTCGCGGCGGGCGCGCTCGTCAACGTCACGGCGCTGATCGTGCTCTTGGCGGTCGGCCCGACCAGCGCCTCGGTCGCGTCAAAATAGGTGTAGCCGTCGACAAGCTGGACGGTCACCGTCGTGCTGCCGGGGACCGCAGACACAACGCCGCGGATCTGGCTGTCCTCGCCCTGGACCTCCTGACCAATCAGGAAGCCGGTCGAGGAGCCGACGGTCACGGTCAGTGTGGGATACAGACTGCCGATGACGGTGCCGGTCGCCGTATCCGCGTCGGTCACAGCGGTGACGGTGATCTCGACGCCGGTATAGCGCAGCCGCACGCCGACATGGTTCGCCGTGAAATGCGCCGCGCTCGTCTGCAGCGTCACGCCCGTGCCGGAATATGCCGACGGGGTCAGGCTCACGCCGCGCTCGGCAAATCGCCAGTAGGGCTGCGAGAGGGATCCGTTCAGGCCCGGCGCAAAGCTCAGGCCCGCAATCGACCACGTCCCGGCCGTGAGGGTCAGTTGCTGCGGGGCGAAGGCGCGGGAGGTGACGACAATCTTGCCGTCCTCAAACGCGACCTGCATGGAGAACAGGTCCGCCGCGGCCCACGGGACGGAGGAGGAAATGGTCTGGACAATCGCGCCAGCCAGCGTGCGGACCTGAAACTTGCCGGCGCTAAACACGATGATCTGCGCATCGTCGGAGCCGACGCCGTAGGTCTCGATGCGCGACAGGCCGTCAAGCTCGGCAAGGTCGGTCGTGCCCCATCGACGACGGAACCCGCCGCCTGCCTTCAGCAGCGCATTGCGGAACTGGCGCGCGCCCTCGTTCCTGACCTGCAGGTCCGTGCGCATGATGAACTCGTCGGCAAGCTCGCCGGCGGCCATGCTCGTGATGAACGGGAAAGTCCTAGCCACGCGGAGCCGACCGCGATGCGCGCGCACCACGCCAAGCCTCAGCCAGCGGCACGAACTCAAACGCCACGCCCGGCTCCTGGCGCTTGTCGCGGATGATGGCGTCCCTCAGCATCGCCTCGGCATCACGCTTCAGCAGCCGGGCATCCTGCGGCTTGTCGCACAGGGCCTCGAGGAACAGCGCCTGCAGCCGCACCACGACCGCCTCGGACACATCGCCCGGCCACGCGCTTTCATCGGCGCGGGTGGTGGCAATGACCTGCAGGGGGGTGTCGCGCTGGACGAGCAGGCGGTCGCCCTCGATCGCGTACTCGCCCGCGCGCAGGCGCGTACCGCCAATGCTGAAGTTGTTGTCGGACGGCGCATAGACCACGCCGCGAATGTTCAGCACCTCAGCGGGCCAGACGAACGCATGGGTCCAGGGGCCCAGTTCGACGACGCCCTGATATGTCAGATCCAGCGTGCGCTTGGCGAACGTCCATGCGTGCCGGGCAAAGACCGACCGGACGATGCCCTCGTAGTTGGAGTTGGCGACGCGCGCCGCCGACTCGTCAGAGTCGAGCGACGAAATCTCCTCCTCACCAATGCGATGGAGGGCGGCCTGAATGACCTCGATCGGAGTGGCATAGGCGGACATTGGCGCAGGTTGCGCGTGGTGGTGCGGCGCTCAACGCACGGAAAAAAAAGACCCCCCGCCGTTTCCAGCGAGGGGTCAGTTTCAGTCCACCCGGAGAAGGGGTTACTTGGGCAGCGAAAGCGTCTTGCGCTCAGGCTCAACCGCGCCGCCCTTGCGACCGTCGCCGTCGTGATCGAGCGGGTCGCGGGGCTTCTTCACCTCAACCCACGTCGAGCCTTTCGGCTGGTCGGTCGTGAACTTGCGACCGGCCTCGACGTAAACGCCGTCGACATAGACCGGGACGCTGGCGGTGTACTCAGCCATCGCGCCCTACAGCGGGTTGCGCTGGTTGGCCGCGACGACGCCGGCGGTGACCGCGCCCGCAGTCGCATTGGATCCAGCCACGGTGTAGTAGAGGCGGATGTAGCGAGCCGTGGTCTTGAGCGGAATGCGGCCGATGTTGAAGGTGTAGCCGGCGACCAGGGTGGCAGCCGGGATGGCCTCGGTTTCCAGCACGACGAGCGGCGAGGTGAAGGCCTCGTCCGTCGACATCTGGACCGCGACCTTCAGGCTGGTGAGCGTGGCGAAGGTGGTCACGACCTGAATGGCGACCGGGATCTCCTCGCCGACACCCTGATCGCGAGCAATCGCGGCAGAGGCGCCATAGACGGTGCCGGTCGCAAGCAGGTCGATCACGTTGGTGGAGGCAGCCGAGGCGGTAACCGCCTGAGCCGCCGAGAACTTGGTTTGAGCGTCGAAAATCATGTCAGGTGCTCCTTAGGCCACGACGGTTTCGGTGTTGACCAGGGCATCGGTCTCGCGGATCGGGATGCCGCGATAGGTCATGACTTCCTGACCGGCGATCTCCATCGGGGTCAGGCGCACGAAGTTGTCGGAAGCGCCCTTGTTGTTGGCGATCGCTTCCAGAGCCTCGAGCACGTCGCGGTTCATGTAGATGGCCTGACGCGGTGCGGCCTCGCCTTCCGGCAGGTTCGCGCCGGGGCGCGCCACGCGGCGGGACTGCAGCTTGTAGTACGCCTGGCGCATGAACTTGTAGATGTCGACGTTGCCGGCGCGCAGTTCGGAGATGTCGATGTTGGCGACGCGGGCGTTGTAGCGCCAGTCACCCACCGACAGGCCGATGTGCCAGCGGAACTGCTCCTCCAGCACGTAGTACGGGTTGCCCGCCGCATCGTTGATGCGCTGGCGGCCGTTGTCCTTGCGGGTCAGGCCCGCCGGGGCGCCCGCAGGGTGGATGATCGAGGTGAAGCGGTCGCCCCAGGTCACAAAGGCGATCGAGGTGTTGTCCGAGCCAGCGCCGGCGGCCGACACGACGTTCGGGTTGGTCAGCGAGTTGTAGCGCGCGAACAGGCCCCGAAACTTCTCGGGAGCCGTGGCGGTGTCGTGATAGAAGATGCCGGTCGAGGCTTCCTGCGACATGGCTTCCAGCACGCCGGAGGCCTCGTTCAGGCGCAGTTGGTTGACCTTGTCCGGCTCAATCTCAAGCGCGCGCTCGTCGACGGACGAAAGCTGCTCGACGAAGCCGGTGGTGTCCTCGACCGTCTGGGTGTGGCCCTTCGACTGCGGGATGCCCTTGTAGAGCTCGCCCCACGCGACCGACGGCAGGCCGGTGCGGATCGAGTGCCGGTGCTTGTTGCCGTTGTTGCAGGCGATCATCCAGGCGTCGTCGAGGACCGGGTTGGTCTGCGACAGCACCTCCAGCACAGCGCCCTCGGGCGTGGTGCGGTGGATGTCCAGAAGGTTCAGGAAGGAGTTGCCGATGGTGGCCATGTGTCAGGAGTCCCCAGTTAGCCGTAGAGTCGGGTTGCGATGTCCGGCATGGCCGGGGTTTTGTTGGGCACAGCCGACATGGCCGGGCCCTGAATCTTTGAGACAAGCGCCTCGAGCGCGATGACCGCGTCCGCGCTGCGCATCTGCGAGCGCAGGGCCTCCGCCGAGTCCGCGCCGATGGCGGCGATGACCTGACCGTGCAGGGCGGCGGTGCGCTCCTTGTGCCCGGCGCCCAGCTTGGTCTGCTCGGCGGCGATGAAGGCGGCGTCGGCCTCCTGCTCAGCCTTGCCGGCAGCAAGCTCTTGCGCGGCGTAGGCCTGCAGGATCTTGGAGACGGCGGCTTGCGGCAGTCCGGCCTCATGGAACGCGGGCAGGATCGCCTTGACGAGCGGGTCTTCCGGGTCGAACGCGACGGGGTTGCCGTCCAGGCCGACAACCGGCTCAGGCAGGGCAAGCTCGTACTTGTCGGCGCTCTCGGGAACGCCGTCGCGGGCGGAGGCTTGCGCGGCCTCAAGTTCGGCGAGGCGGGCATAGGCCTCCGGCTTGATGCCGGCGGCGTCATCCCAGTAGGCGTCAGGCAGTCCGTCGGGCCGCACCGGAGCCGCAGCAGCAGCCGGTTCAGCGGCAGCCATGAGCTCGGGCGCAGGCGAGTTCGGAACGCTCGTGGTTACGGGCGCCGGGATCGGTTCAGCAGGAGCGGTGGTATCCGTCATTCCGCGACGATGCGCGGCGATTGCGTTGACCCTCAACGCACGGAGGGATTCGCCTCCGCCATGTCCAGCAGGCGCACATAGGCTCGCCTCTCGCCCTCGGCCTCACGCAACTGGGCATCGCTCGCGGCGGGGTGCGTGGGCTGCATGGCCGTGGCGCGGAGCCATGCAATCAGGTGCCGACCGTCGGGCGTCGAGGCGAGCGAGATCATTGCGGCCTGGATCGAGTCTGCGGCCGGGCCCGTCTCGACAACGCCGTCCGTGCGTCGAAGGGAGTCGAACGTGCGTCGCGTCACTGGGGCACCTGCATGGCCGCCGGATCCATGCCGCTTTGCGCGGCCATCTCCAGCATCTGCTCCTGAGCAATCTGCTCGTCAGACTTCATCACGATGTGCCGCTCCTTGGCCGTCGCGATGATGTTCTCCATCGTGCCCTTGGCGTCGATCGGCAGGCCGGTCTGGATCGCCTCGCCGATGCCGCGCGCCATGCTCAGCACCTGCCCGGTGATCGAGATGTCCTCAAGATCCTTGGCCTTGGACAGCGGGCTGACCGGCTTGACGTCGATGAGGCGGCCGCCCTTGAGCTTGATCTCGGGCAGCACGCCGCGCTTGGCGAGGATCCACGCCACGCGCTCGATGATAGGCAGCACCCACTCGCGCACGCAGCGGTCGCGGGGCAGTTCCTTGCGGCGCGTGTTCCACGCCTTCTCGTCCATCCACTGACCCAGCGTCGGGGGCGTGTCGCCGGGCTGCTCAGGGCGATCCTGGTAGCAGGACCGCTTGATGCCCTTGCGCATCTCGTCGGCGGCGAAGAAGGAGGCGTCGAAACGCACGTCAGGCAGGAAGGCCTCGGGCGGCTTGGACCCCGGCGCGCGGGCGAACGCCCTGCCCGGCTCCATGCCCTGATCGTAGTTGGCAAGGCCGTCCTCCTCATAGGAGAACGCCGGGTCAATGGTGCGGCCCAGCCCCTTGAGGTTCAGGTAGCCAAGCTCGTCCAGCACGCGCGCGCGGGGCGTCGCCTTCTTGAACGGGCCGGGCCCCCACGCCGAGTCGGCTTGCTGGCGGAACCGGCACGCGACGATCGGGCATGAGCCGGCACCCTCGTACCGCTCGCTGACCTTGATCTTGCCGTTGACGATGATGCGGTAGTGCCAGGCCTCGACGCCGGGCGTTTTCCAATCGCGGTCGCAACCCTCAACAACCTTGCAGGCCTTGTTCTGGTTGCCCGCAGGAACCGGGAAAATGGCCGGGTAGCGGTCGCCCCAGAGGTAATGCTGATCCATCTGGGTCAGGCCGGGCATCTCGCGCCACTTGCCGGTCACGCTGCCGTCGGGGCCGCGCTCCATGAGCAGGTCGGGAATCTCGATGGGCTGGAAATGCAGGGCGTTCAGCGGCCCCATGTCGGACACGGCCATCGCCATCGCCGAGACGCCCCAGAACGCAAAGCACTCCTGAGCCGCGTCGTAATAGTTCGACCGTTCGATCTCGGCGAACACGGCGTCCTCAAACGCGCGGAGTTGCGGCGCGATCTCGCGACGCTGCCCCTCGCTCAGGTCACCGGCCGCGTCGAACGACACCCAACGCTCGTGGCGCGGGGTGAAGGTCGAGATCATGTCGGATGCAAAATCCTCAGCGACGATCTCCAGTTCGTTGTCGAACTGGTCGTCCTGCTCCTGCACGCGCCCCTCAAGGTCGTTGACCTGATTGATGCGGCGATACGTCGGCAGCGCCAGACGCAGGCATTCGTTCAGCCAGGTCTCGTGCCGGTTGCGATCCTGCCGGGCCGCATCAATGCGCCGGACAAGCTGCTTGTCCTCAGCCATCAGTACAGGACCGCAAGACTGTTGCCGAAGCGCGAGGACGTTCCGCCCCCGCCTCCGCTTGAGCCGAACCCGGAGCCGCCGCCCATGCCGGTCGACATCGTTCCGGCAGGCGCTGCAGCAGGGCCGCTGTAGAGGGGCACAGAGCCGCCGCCGATCGTGCCGGTGCGACGCAGGCGGCGCACGGTGCTGCCCAGCAGCAGGGCTTGGGTTTCTTCCGTGCGGGCGCTCTCGGCGCGCTTTTGCTCACGCTCGCGCGCGGCCTTGGCGGCCGGATCCTCCTCGGGAAGCGTGACCTTGGGAGTCCTCATGCCTGCTCGCCTACGAACGCGGGACGCGCACCGTGAGCGATCAAATCGCGGTATAGCGCCTCCGGCCTCAACGCACGGGACGGCACGGCAATGAGATGGGCGACAGCCGGCGAGCACCAGAACCCGGCACGGACCGCGGGCGCGGGCGGCTCGGCGGTCGGCGAGAAGGCGACGATCGTGCGGTCGGCGGGCAAGGCCGCAACCCATGCGTCCATCTGCGACGGCGACATGGCATGGATCAGGGTGCGGCGAAGGGTGACGTCATAGACCAGCCACACGGCCTGATCCGGGCAGTAGCCGAATGCGGCGACGTGGCGGAAGCCTGGGCGACACAACGACCACCACCAGTGCGGCCGCTCGCCGTCGTAGAACGCGACATACCACTCGACCGGCATGGCAGCATCGGCGACGGAGATCATCGCCCCCTCGACGCCCGGAACAGCCCGCCTCGCGCGCCGCGGTCAAACACGCGCGCCTGCGTCTTGGTCTCGACAACCGCCTTGGCCCGCTGCGAACCGAACAGGAGATTGCCGCCGTGCCCCATGCCAAGGCAGAGATACCCGGCCGCTTCACACGGGTGTGAGTAGGCGTTCTTGACGATGTCGCGCGACGTGAACTGGCCGAAGCTGGAGTTGGTGACCTTGAACTGGTAGCCGCCGCTGAACCCGGCCACGAGCATCCGGCACTCAGGGCTGACCAGCAGGGCCTGATAGCCGTCGACCTGCTGGGTCAGCAGTTGGTCGACCACCTCGCGGCGGCCACCGGGCCCGGTGAATCGGTTTGCCCCAGGCGCGCGCATGACTGGCATGCCGTTCTGGCGGAAGATGTCGAACGCGGTCTTCTCCTCAGCCTGCCCGCGAATGTCGCCGCCGGGGTCGCCGAAAAACTTGACCTTGGACGGGTCCACACTTGGGAACCGGCGAAGGATGTACTCCTTGACCATCGGCGCGAACGTCACGGCGCCAACGTCCTCGGCATACAGTTCGCCGATCACCAGCACCCGCCCCCGGAACGTCTGGCCAAAGACAGCCGCCGGAGTCATGCCGAAGTCGAGGCCGACGTAGAGCTCAAGCTCAGGCTTGAACTCGATCGGTCCGGCCGCGACGTGGCTATTGCGCTCGTTCGCATTCCTGAACAGCGGATGCACCGCCTTGCCGCGCATGACGGACGCAGCGATGTTGCGGCAGTTGGCGTCGATCCACTGAGTCGTGACCCCGTTGATCTTCTTGGGGTAATAGTCGGGCCTGAGCCAGCGCAGGTTCTCCGCGCCAGGGTTGACGCAATACTCGACCTCGTCGCCCGGATTGAGCGGCTTGAGGCCGGACGCCTTCAACTCCTCATCCAGCACCAGCAGGGCGGGTGGCTGGACGTACAGGCTCCACTCAGCCGGGCGTTGGTGTCGACGAACCTCGTCCGGCGAAAAATGGTCCGGCATGGGCGTCTTGCCGAACATGATCGGGGCCCAGTGCAGGTTCTCAGGCGCGTTCATGTCGGCGATGCCGCCGGACCACGAGCATCCGCCGTTCTTGACCGAGGGGTAGCGGCCGCAACGCGACAGGCCCTCAGAGACCATCAGCAGCGGAATGTACTGCGTCTCGTTAAAGTAGATGCCGGTCAACTGCAGGGAGCGCAGCTTCTTGACGTCGTCCTCCTTGTCGAGCGCAAGGAAGATGAACTCCGCCTCGATGTCGCCGTGGCTCATGTAATAGGTGAACGGCGGCGACATCTGCAGCGTGCCGAACCCGCCCTCAGACTCCTTGCCCTCGGGAAACAGGTCGACGAATGAGCGGATCGTCGTGGTCTTGAGCTCAGGAAACGTCTGACGGACAATGGCCCAGCGGCTACGTCGCCGGCCGTCACGCTGCAGCGGCTGCTCGCTCGCGTGGCGGAACAGGCGCATCAGCGCGCAGTCGGTCTTGCCGGATCCGATGGGCCCCTGGATCAGGTCGAAGTCGCCGTTCGACATGAGGAACGCCGACAGAATCGCGCCGTCCGGCTCGAATACGATAGGCTCGCGCGGTGGTTGGTTTGCTGCCTTGCGGGCCATGCAGGTTACCGCGTCTGGGCGGCCATCTTCATCGAGAAGAAGTCCACGTCGAGATTGCGGGCGTTGGCCGAGGTCGGCACAAGATGAAAGCCCTGCACCATGTTGGTCGACGCCGCGGGCACCGTAGCGCCGGACGCCACAACCTCGGCTCCGCCATTGACCGAAAAGCCGACCGAGGTGGCGCTGATCTGGCGGATCTTGAACTTGTACCAGGTGTCCGCTGCCGCCGCGACGCCGAGATCCACACGGGCCTGCGACCCCGACTGGCGCACGACGCCGAACCAGTTGGTGTCAGCGGTCATCTTCTCGATATAGGCCCCGTTGACGGGCGGGTTGGCGGTCCAGTCGTTGCAGACGCCAATGCGAATGTCGACAGCCGCCACCGTCGTGATCGGCTCGACGATCCACGTCATCTCGCTCCATTGCTCGAAGCGCATATTGACCGCCGTGCCGCCACCGCCCGGAAAAGCGGAGGCGACCGTGCCAGAGACAGCGGTGCTTGCGCGCCGGCAGGTTCCGGGGTGGCCAGCTTCCGACGCCACAAGGTTCCACGTTCCGTTCGTAAAGCCCCAGCCAAGCTCGCCGATCTCGCCGGACTCGGTCGAGGCGAACAGGAACTCGTCGATGATGACGGTCGCGGCCTGCGGATCCGACCGGTCAAGCGGGACCGGGACGCCGGCAGCGTCGACAATCTGGACCCGGAAGTCAGGAAGCCCGGAGCCCGAGTTGGCGAAGTTGTAGTCGGGCAGAGGCATGCGGGGCTCCAGTTTCCCGCACTACGCCGCCCGCGCCCCCACGCCTCAACGCACGGGCCTAGTGCTTCCACCCGTTCAGGTGCGCCATCTCGTGCCGCAGGAGCTTGCCGCAATAGGCGTCCAGGTCAGCCTGACAGTGCGGCAGCAGGATCACGCGCTGCGGCATGAACGTGCAGGCCATGATGATGTCGCGGGCCGGAAGCGGCTGTCCGCCGCACGCGGCATGCACCTGTCGCGGGGTGCCGACGATGACGACAAACGGCTGGGTCGGCGCGTGGTCGTATTCAGGCGGAGGCGCCTCAACCGCCTCGGGCGAGGGGACAAAGGTGCGGACTTCCTGCATGGAGGCGGAGGGGCCAGGCATGGTGGTTATGAGCGTGACAGCCGAGGCTGCGATCAGGGTTTTCAGCATGCGCCCCTCCTGCATGGATGGGGCGTCTGACAGGGGTTACGCTCAACGCACGGGGCGGTGAAAGCCAATGGGCGCGCGGCCGCTCATGCGCGCACGGTGCTCGGCCCGGTCGCGGTCAATCTGAAAGCAGCGGTGGGCGGCAGGGCTGACGGATTTGAACCGCGGCGTCTCAACCTCTTGCAGGGGCTCGGCGCTGCCCACGCCAAACCAGATGATCCAGTCGTCGTCGTCCCAATCGTCCATCACCCCAACTCCGGGTCAAGATCGTCCAGCGTGCCGGGATCCGGCCGCAGATCGGTTGCCGACCTGGTGAACGGGCGGCCAAGGCGCGCGGCCCATCGGGCGCGCTTCGCAGAGGCGCGACGGTTCTTGGCCAGTTGTTCCGCCTGCCATGCGGCGTGCTCGGGCGTGCCGGGGATAATCATGCGGCGACCATCTCGGGCGTGACCGTGACCGATCCGACCTGACCCCACCGGCTGTGGTAGGTGTAGGCCGTCGCCTGCCGCTCACTGTGCCAGCCGCCCCGCGCCGCATAGGCGTCTCGTGCAGCCAGGGTCGAGTGCTGCACGACCTTCATGCCGCTGTGTTCCTTGATGTCCTCGTGGTGCCGGTGGCCGCAATGGGCAAACCGCTTGGTCGTCGCGCCCCACTCGCGCGGGTATTGCGCGGCGAACAGGAGGGGCAGGCCCTCGTTTTTCTTGAGGTGGCCGTGGTGGAACGCCAGCATCGTCTCACCGTGGACGTGGACGTAGTAGGGCAACTCGTTGTCGATCACCCGGACGCGCGGCTCGTTCTCGTACAGGGCGGCAAACATGATCCGCAGCCAGACGCTTGAGGCGAGATCGTGGTTGCCCTCGGCCATGACGACAAACACGGTCTTGTGCCGGGACAGGGCAAGGTCAATCACGCGACGCAGGATGCGGATTGCCGTGCGGACCATCTTGGAAAACCGACCATCGGCATCCAGCACATGGCCGTGCCCCGGCGTCACCGGCAGCAGACCATCGTAGTGGAGGAAGTCGCCAAGTTGGTTGACGACGCAGGTGTCCGCCAGCGGCGATCGCTCGACCATCTGCTCAAAGCAGCCGACCAGCGTGTCCTCGGCAATCTGCATGTCCCAGTCAGCACCGCCCTCCTTGCGCCAGGCCAGCATGCCGACATGGGAATCGGTCAGGGTGAACAGGTTGCACAGCGCCTCGTTCGTGTTCGCCGGCGGAGCTATGGAGGCGAGGCGGGGGACTTGCTCGCTCAGGGCGGCAAAGGCCTCCCGCAGCATCTCCGCCCGGCGCTCGTCATCCGCACTGGACTTGTCCCAGGACAGCACCTCGACCCGCTGGCCTGTCACCGGATCCAGCTTGCGCAGCACGGACCGGCCTTTGAGCTTGAACCCATCCGGCACCTGTTCGGTCATGCCGTACTCAGGCGCATGCCCCTGTGCGGCGCCGCGCGCCTTGATGCCCGCCAGCAGACGCCGGAAGCTCCGCTCGTTCTTTCCCAGATGCCGCGCCGCATGCTGGACGCTGCCAATGTCAATGACGGCTTGAACCGCCTCGCGCTGAACGTCTGTCTCGCAAAACGCCAGCAGGCCCTCGGTCGGTATCGCGTCCTGCGGCGGGACAAAGCGGAGCGTCATCCGCACAGCCCCCGCGTCGTCCGGGCCCGGCTCTCATTCTCCCGGCCCCAGTCCAGAACCTCGGCCACCCACCCCAGCATCTCGCGGGTGGCGTCCTTCTCGGCGTCGGTAACGGGAGCCACCAGCCCGGCGCCTTCCGGCAGCGCCGGCTCCGCCCGGACCTCAGTGCAGAGGCTAGGCGGGAGGAGCGGCGGGCTGGAGGGCTTCGCGCAACTCGCCAGCAGGAACAAGCTCGCGCACAGCGCAGCCTTGCGGATCAACATGGGTCGGCCTCTCGATGATGGTCTCGATGCGCCGGGCCGACTGACGGGCCTCGTTCACGCGGGACAGGCACTGGTCGGCCTGGATCTGCGCATCCGCCTTGGCGGTGTCGCGGTACTCACGCAGCAGTTTCAGTTCGGCATTCGCAATCGCCAGCCCCGCCTTGAGCCGGTCAGCGCGGAACGTCTGCACGCCCGTCGCCAGCAGCGCCACAGCCAGCAGCGCCGCCAGCACGCGGGTCACTTGGCAAGCTCAAAGTGCGGCGAATCGGTCTCACCCTTCTCGCGGGCCCGGCCGTCCTGATCCCAGTCGCCGCCCCAACGGATCTTGACGCCCAACTGCTTGGCCGCCTCCCGCATCGCCCGCGCGACCTTGTCAAACTGACCGGGGTCTTTCCAGTCATACGGCTCCGGCAGCAGGTCGACCGCACGGCCAAACCCATCCGCCTGCTTGAAGTGGTTGGACTTGAGCGTCCACGTCACCTTTTTGCCCGGCTTGGTCCGCCCCTGCGCATACAACTCGGCCTGACGCTCCGGCGTGCGGACACCCTCAATCACCATGAAATCGGCCGGGCTGATCTCAATGGCACGGGTGACGACCGCGACCATGTCAGGATGCACGCCAACCAGATTACGCCTGGAGCGGTCGGACAGACGGTACGGCATCACGCCACTCCCCTGATTTTCTCAATCGTCTTCAAACCCAGCATCGCCGCGCAGAAGGTAAGCCAGGCGACCAGATACCCCTCAGCCATCGGCTTGCCGATCATGTGACCCAGCCCAGCCGCATAGACCAGACCCGCCACCACGACCCACCCGGCCGTCGGACGCCACAGGCGGTCAAACATCTGCCAGGCCCAGTGCGCCCGCATGGGGTGATCCGGCAGGGCGGTGTGGTCGGTCACGGACGCTCTCCCCGCTCAATGCGGTCAAGCTGCTCTTTCATGGCCTGCGTCCGCTCATCCAGCCGGGCAAGCGTCCCGTCAGCCAGCGGCGCGACAATGCGCTCAAGGTTTGACACCCGCTGATTGAGCCCGCCACCCCAAAAGATGAGCGTGGCCGCTTGGACGATGAGGGCAATAATCACGCCGATCATCGACCAGTTCAGTTTGCGGGCATCGGCATGCAGGGTCACGGGCAGGCCTCAGTTTGCGCGCGGTTTTTCATCCCCGCACCTCGCCGCGCACACCCCCCACCCTCAACGCACGGGGTCATGTCACAGACATCACAAACTCAAGCGCGCCGGCCGGCACACTCACCCCCGCGGGCGCCCCCGGCAGGATCTCGAGCTCACCCGCGCCATTCACGACCAGCCAGCGGTCATTGACCTTTGCCCCGTCGTCGCCCTCCCCCATGACCCACAGCGATTGTCCCGCGACAATCTGCTGCGCCATCATCGTCGGCTCACCCACCAGCATGCGCAGGATCACGCCCGTGCCCGTATCAATCACCAGTGCCCGGCTCATCGCTTGCGCTCCGTCACGCTCAGGAACCTCGAGGAGGCCGTCGCCGTGGAAAAGGTAATGACCGACGCCTGCGTGGTCAGTTGGTACAGGTAGCTCCCGGCAGCAGGCTGGTCCGTCACCACCACCGATTGCCAGCCAAAGGCAAAGTCACCGCCCGTCGCCTCGACCACAAAGTCCCAGATCAGCGTGCCCTGCCGATAAAGTCGCAGCGTCGTGTCAATGCTCCCGCCAGCAGGGTGCCAGACGTTCAGGTAGAAACTGAAAAACACCTCGAGCTTCGAGCCCGTCGTCGTGAACGTCACGCCCTGACAGTTCTGCTCCGCCAGGGTCAGCGTCTGCGCCGTGTCCGTAAACGCCGACAGCGAGTTCGAGGCACCCGCCAACTCAATCGCCGCGGTCTCGACCACCGCCGTATCCAGCCCGGTCGCGTCCGTCAGCTTGTCGCCGTCCGTCTTGTCAAGAAACGGCTTCACATTGGTCCCGCCGACATTCAGCCCGGTGAAATCCTCCGTGCCGTCCAGCACATCATCAACCCGACCATCCGCCGCATCCGCAGCAGCCTGTGCCGCCGTGGCCGCCGCAGCCGCAGCCTCAGCCTTGCGACGCACACGACGAAGCACAGCCGCCTCGTCATCAGCCGGCAGGCCCTTGGGTATCCCGCGACGAACGGTGGTCATGCGAGCTCCGGGGTGGGGGAAAAAATTTGCGAAAGATTCTCAAAAGGTCTGATCTGAAAATCATACCGGGGTGACACAGGTACGGTCTGGCCGCCCCGCGATTTACCCCTCCCCCCCGGCACCCCCGCCCCCTCCGCATCGCCTGGGCAAACGCGATGCGGCCCGGCCGTGCCCGTTAAGGGACCGGCACCCGGAAACGCGAGACCACTAAACGGGGGCACTAGGCGTCATCCTCACGGCCCGGATCGGCGCGTCCAACTGGGTCGGAGTTGGATGCATGATCCGATACAGGCCGCCACGCCGGGGCTTCAATGACGCCGCGCATTTGACTAGCGGGCAGATGCGCGGCGTCGCGCCCCTGATTCACGATGATTTGCACCAGGGTTTTCGCCAGTTGCTCGCCTTGCCCGGCATTCCCGCCAAGCTCGCCTGCAGCCTCAAGAAACACACGGTTAGCCTTAAGCCGGACGTCCTCGGAGCACGCGGAGTCGGCTAGATCGGCGATATTCAGCCAGGCTTTGGAGGTTCGGGAGTCCATCCACGCGGCCTTGACAGATGACTCGAACGCCCGAACGTGAGGCTTTTTGAGCGCGGCTAGCAGCCCGTGCAGCGTCATACCGGCACGGGTAGCGGCGTCGGGCTTGGAAAGGCCTTCTGTAACATAGAGGCGGATTGCCTCGCGCAAAGCGGGCCTAATCTGCAGGGTGCGAACCTTCGCGACGGTATCCAGCACCATTTGATCCGCGTGAAGCGTCACTAGCGCGCGCCTTCCCGCTTAGGCGCCGGAACCGCCCCGATCCGCTCCGCCATATCCGCCGGCATGAGGACCAGGCGGAGTCCGGCCGTCTCGAGCCAAACTTCAGCCATGAACGACGTCGCGACGTTTCCGCTGAAGGCGGTTGCGGCGTCGGGGCTATCGCTGGAGGGCGGGGTTATGAAAACGCCCTGTTTGCAGCTTGGCTTGTCCCCGTGCTCGAGTTTCGTCACATACCGATCACTCCAGCCTGCGAGCGCGTCAAACTGTTCGCAAGTCATGCCGGACGCGATGCGGTGCGCGCGCAAGAGCGAGGCGACATCCGCGCGACTGTGAACGATGACCGGTTGCGTGATCCGGTATGCATCGGAGGCATGGCGGATGCGGGGGGGATCGGCGGCCTGGGCGCCGCGCCCGGTCTCTTGAGTCTCGCTTGTCATCTGCAGCCCTCTAATCGGGGTGCGGATCAGGATCGGGAGCGCGCCAACGCAGGGAGAATGTGGCGTCTAGCGGTTAAGCCGGGGTTATTGCGCGAGAGGGGCTGAAATGGGCTCAAACCGTATTTCTTTCCACGGGGGGTATATATCTCTCTTAGTGCCCCCCCCCCTGTAGAAAGAAATACGGTTTTAGAGGTCATTCTCTAGCGTTTTCAAGGCGGTGTGAGTTCCACAAGGCTATGTGGAAACTCGTAGAAACTCGATCCTTTTTTATCGTTAAACGATATGGCCGCGCCTGGTCGAGCGAACTTCCACAGAACGCTTGTGGAAATACGGTCCTACACTGTTGCAGATTGAATCGGTATGTGGTCGCATATATTTTGTTGACAGGCTCGGATCTGTGGTCGCATATACGCGTTGTCAGCCCCGACGCGGGGCGCCAACGGGCCGCGCGCCCAGGGATAAAAACGATGCAAGTGCTGACTATCGAAACCGCGAAGGCCTATGTGCTCGCGCATCATGAAACGAGCGGCGAAACGGCCGACATTGAGGGCGCCGCGATCTTCACTAATGACGACGGAATCGAGATTGTCCGTCTGAATGTCACCGTGACGACGGATCAGGGCGGCGCCTATGTCGCGGCCTGGGACGTTTGGAGCGAACCGCTCATGGGCGGCGCACTCTATGGGGAGTGCTAGGTCATGAAATACGATCTCTTGAACGCCGATTGCGCCTATCGTCGCCGCTATCTGGGCACCTTTGCCACTATCGCCGACGCTCTGCAGGCTATCCCGTTCCCGCTCATTCAGTCCGAATATGACGCTGATCACGATGCGGCCGACGCCTTCGCCGCTAACGGATCGCTCTATGTTGTCGAGAGGGCCCGCTAATGGCCGCCTGTATCATCACAACCCGCGATCACACCGGCGTCAATTTTGACGTCATGACATCGACCGGCAACCGCTACGCCCTCGCGTCTGTTTTCAAGATCACTGGGCAGGCGCGCCCGTTTCACGCTCACGGCCATGACGGCCGGACATGGGTTAAGGTTGGCGCGTTCCGTTTGCGTCGCGAGGCAATGGCCGCGGCTATGGATCACGCGGAACGCTACGCCAACCTGATCGACCTGGGCGACGCAATGCGAGTCCGGGCCGCCTAAGCCGACGCTCAAGTCTCCGGCCGTCAATGGCGGCCGGTTTCTTGAACGCCTGTCGCGTTCGCAATGCCCCATGACGGGGCGCCTTTTGGAGAATAGAACCCATGCGTATCTATGTCGCTTGTCTCGCCAGCTATAACGCCGGAATCCTTCACGGCCGCTGGATTGACGCCAGTGCGGACGTTGACGCCATGCAAGGCGAGATTGACGCCATGCTACGCGCGTCGCCTTGCCCTAACGGGTTTGCGGTTCATCCCGACACGGCCGAGATTGTCCCGTCGGCGGAGGAATACGCCGTGCACGATTACGACGGCGTTCCGTCCGATCTGGGCGAATATCCCGGACTCGACAAGATCGCCGCCTTTGTCGCCTTGTGTGAGGAATTCGACTTTCTCGACTCGGACGACATCGCCGCCATTGCCGCGAATTGGTGCGGCGATCTGGATCAGGCGCGGACCGCCCTGCAGGATGATTTTTGCGGGATATACCCGGCGTTCCGCGACTATGCGGACGACTGGGCAGATGAATCGATTGCCTGTTTGACCGCGGACGGCCGGGCGCCTCAATTCCTGATCAATTACTTTGATTACGAAAGCCACGCCCGCGATCTCGCGCATTCAATGACGGTTGTCGACGTCTCGACTGGCGTCGCCGTTTTTCACTCGAGCTAACCGCCCCGCTTTCCCGCTCGCATCACGCGGGCGGGTTTGCCGGACGGTTAGAGTCCGCATTGCCCAGACTGGGCGCCGAAAGGAAAACGCTATGTCAGATCCGCTGAAACTATACCGAGACGCTGAATCCAAGGCCGGGCAACCGGGCGCCCGCAAACGGTGGCGCCTTGCCTGTCACGCCCTTGCCCCGCTTGTCACCGACTCCGCCGCGCTGCAGGCCTATGAGACCGCTCAGGCGACACACAAACGGGCCGAATGGCGAACGGCCGCTAAAGCTATGGCGGCCGCCCTGCAGGGCATTGCACCGGCACCGGCCGTCATCAAACAGGAACGCCCGCCTATGTCCCTTTGCGAGTTTCTGTCCCGCGCGGGCGGCCTTCGCGACACGGGCGGCGATCTAAAGGCTATGGGCGCGCACCTATGGCACCGGCGTGGGGCGTTCCGGCGCAAGCTAGTGACGGACACCGGCCTTGCGCTCGACTACGCCGCCGATCTCGCTTGCGAGCGCGGCTATGTGTCCGGCTATGCCTCGCCGTCCCTGGGCATGGGTGCGGATCGCGGCGACGAATTGCACCGGCTAGGCGTCGGCGAGCTCTTGACCGCCATTGAGCGCGAGATCAGCGGGACTCCCTGCTATCCGGCCGAGTCGGACTGGGCGCCGTATGTCGAGCCGGAACCGGAGGACGCCGACGCGCTCTATGCGGAAACATGGCCGGAGTCGGTTGACGACTGGGCAATGTCCTATGGGGAGGCGGCATGATGCGCGATTCCCTGCAGCAAGAGATCGCCCGACGCGAGGCGGCCGGATGCGAGCGGCTTAGCGTGTCCGGCATGGCGGAGCGGTTCGCCCGTCTGGGCTATCGCCTAGACCGCTCGCTCGATTGTCGCGGCGTGGCGCGGGTGACGACAAGCGAAGGCGAGTCGCTTTCCTATCCATGCGTCACAACCGGCGTGAAAGAGCGCGACTCCGGCCTTTCCGCGTTCAACGTCGGCGCTCGCCGCGACCACGCATTCCGCGCCATGCAAGAGCTTCGCCAGACGGCTTACGCCGTCACGCGCGGCGCCATTTTGGAGGCATAGACAATGAACCTAGCAGCCTGGGCAATGCGCCATGACTCGGAGGCGGTTAAACCCGCCTCCGAATCCGTAACCCTAGCCGACGGTGCGGCTGATCAATCCCTGATTCCCGGTGTCGCGGCCGTCCCGCTAACCGCTCGCCAGATTGCCCAGGAACGGGCCCGGCGAGAGGCAAGGCGAGGGGCTGCAGGCTTGCCATGTGGCGGCCTATGGGATGAAACGGCCATGAATCAGGGGAGTCTTTTCTAATGATCAGCGACACGCTTTCAGACGCGGCCGCCACGGTTCGCGACTATCTCCGCATTGAGCCGGAAACCTATGCGGACCGGCAAGCGCGGGCCCTGATAGATCAGGCCCTGCAGGCAATGGACACGGCGCGAACCTTTCTCGACACGCCCCCGGCCATGCCATGATCACCACGCCGGACGATCTAAAGGCCGCGCGTCACCGTCTGGGCTGGAGTCTCCGCACAATGGCGCGAGCCCTCCGCCTAGCCGGGGCGCCGGAAAAGGCCGCCACGCGAGTCCGGGAAATGGAAGATGGGCGCCGGGAAATATCCGGGCCCGTCGCGGTCGCTGTTGAAGCCTTCGCGGACGGCTGGCGGCCGGATGATTGGAGCGAGCACGATGAATAGTCCCGCCAGGCGCAAGGCTGCAGCCGCTCATGAGTCCAGGCTGCAGGCGGCCGGTTGGCGGCAAATAAAATTCCGAGCCGATCCTGAAATGCAAGCCGATCTCGCCGCGCTCATTGCCCGGCACGGCACCCTGCAGGCCGCGATCCGGGCCGCGATCGCCTGCGCGCGCGCACAGGACTCGCAGCCTGAATGAACCGCGCGTGCCGGCGCGAACCGTGGCTGAAAAACCAAGGCCCGGCCGGTGATTTCACCAGTCGGGCCTTTTTCGTGGGCAGGAATCGACGGCGAATCAGGACGCGCCGGGCGAGGGGCCGTTCCTGTAGAGCGTCTTTCCGCGCCCGCCTGACATTGGCACCGGGCCGCGCGCCTCATGGATCATGTCGCCGTCGACCAGCATCTTGATGACCCCCTCCAGCCGGCGGCTATCCATTTGCCGGTGCACGCGCTTGACCAGATCCGACCGGCTGATCTCCCCCGCCTGGCGGATGATCGTGCGCACGGACGTCATGTGCTGATCGTGCTCGCTCTCGCTCATATAATCCCGCGCCATCTCGACGGTCTGTTCCGCCGACCACCGCGCGAGCGCGATGCCCCAGTCCATGTCCTCCAGCGTGACCTTTGCCGCGGCACCGTCGCGACCGATCGCCCGGATCGTGGCCATGCGCTGCGCCATCTCCGCCGACCGGGTGAAAAACACCGCGTCCTGCTCGCGCCGCTCGCACTCCTGCCCGAATGCCATGTAGGACTGATGGGCATACTTGTCGTCCCAAGGCACGACGATCGAGGGCCCGTCCGAGGCGGCATTGTGTGACGTCGCGCGGCTGAGCGGAGGCAGGGACGCAACGATTGCGACCAGCCCGTCAACGATCGCGTCCGGCACGGCGGTCTTGTCCAGCAGCGGCTCGCGCTCCTCAATGCGGGCATGGGTCGAGAAGATCAGGAAGCGATTGAGGAAGCCGTTGAAAACGTCCCCGCCGTCGAGGTTCTGAAAGAACTCCTCGTGCGTGGACACGCCGTAGATGCTCAACGCGGGTGAAAAGATCGGCTCCCCTACCCTGCCCGCCCATTCCGGCGTGGCCATCGTGTCAAAGCTGGAGCCCCAGGCCGAACGCAGGGTGCGCGTGATCGCCTTCTCATGCGGCGATGCCTTGCGCCCGTTGATCCGGCCGAGATACCCGCCGAACTCGTCAATGCAGGTGAGCGTGAGCGGCTGGCGGTTCAGGCGCGAGACCAGCGCCGACATGGACATGAACTCGCCGGGCCCGACATGGGCGCCGAGGGTTGCCGCACGCAACACGCGGTCGATCGCCTTGAGCGGGTGATCCTTTGCCGCGCCAGACGGCGCCAGAAACAGCCCATACAGGTGCGTTCCGGTGCGCGTAGGGCCTGAAAACGTGCGTCCTGCAGCCGTTCCGACGATCTCCAGCGCCGCCATGAGCGCGCCGGCACGCTGAGGCTTGCGCGCCGTATCGCAGATCCAGTCCGTGATCGAGCCGACAAGGCCGGGTGCGCGGGTGAGCGCGTCGGGAAGCTCGCCGCCGAACACCTGCAGGCTATCAGAAACCGGCGCGGTGACGGGCTGCAGGCGTTCAGGCGCGTGATCAACAACGGGCATAGGTGCCAACGCGTGATCCACAACCGGCGCCCTCTCGCGCAACGGCTCAGGCAGGTCGTGGTCGCCCACCGTCGGCATATCGAGCGCGATCACCACGCTGTCATCCTTCAGGCCCAGCCGCTCGCGCAGCCAGTCCGTCGCCGCCGCTTGCTCGCAGTCCCGCGCGGCCATCACCAGGTCGATCGCCGAATAGGTCTCGTTCGTCCCGAAGTCCTTGATGCCGTCGCGCTGGATCGACAGGTTCAGTTTGCGCTCAGGAATCGGACGCCCGCCGGACGATGCCCGCCATGTAGCGACCGCCTCATAGCCGCCGCGCGCGGGCCTGCATCCGTACAGGTCGAGCGCGGGCACCCATGCCGGCAGGTTGGCGAGGGCGGCGGCTTTCGTCTCCGACCAGATCGAGTCGGGATCATGCTCCGATGCCGCACGCACAGGCCGATCAGGTCGCGAGCGGCCACCGCGCACCCAGCCGCATTGCTCGAGCGTTTCCTCAAGCGCAGCCAGGTCATCCTCATCGAACACCGGCAGGGCATCCGCGCGCACGGGTCCGGCGGTCCAGACGTAGGGCAGGAGCGTGCCGGGGTGGATCGAGGGCGGGCAAACGGTCTGGCGCGCGTCGAAGCCGGTCAACAGGTCGACCAGCCGTCCGTCGGGCCCGTCATAGGGCTTCGACTTGATCGTCTTCACCGCACGATACAGGCGCGTCTCGCCCTTGGACCCGCGCTTGACCATCGGGCTGGCAGGGGCCGCGCGCAGCAGGGTGTCGAGCGCGTCCGGGTCCGTGGCGTCGAAATCCACCGCGATGACGTAGTAGCCGGGCCCGGCAGGCGATCCGAGAACGATGCCCACGTTGGCGTCGGGTGCCTTCATGGCGAGGCCGAGCTCGAACCCGGCCATCTGGCTGTCGCGGAACCGCTGCCACTTGGGCATGCCCTGCCAGTGACCGCCGCGACACTCGCCGGGCGCCTTACCCCTGCCGGCGTGGTGAGACGCGGACGGGGGCAAAATCGTGATGGGGTTGAAGCCGAGGGAGATGAGATCCGGGGCGGCTTGTGCGAAAGCTGACACTATCCCTCCGCCCCCACCGGAATCGTCCATGCGCTGACGATGCGGTCCCCGGCGGCCTTGTTCGCCTCGTTGACGATGATGCAGGCGAAGGTCAGGTACTCCTCCGCGGACAGGGTGCGCAGGTCGAACTTGCCCAGTGCGTCCAGGTGCGCACCGCCGATCTCGGATGCGCGCTTGATGTCGTCGAGTGTGAGAAACTGCATCACTGAACCCCCAAAATTTCATTGCCGACCAGCAGCACGCGCTTGCCGTCGGGCAGCGCCTCCCAGTATTTCACCTGCACCGGGTCGCCCTTGTCGGGCTTGACGTTCAGGACGAACTCGCCGTCACGGGTCATGTACCCGCCGGTCACCTTCGCGTTGAAGCGGGTCATGTGGCGGGCCCTCCCTTGAGCAGGCGCGCGGCATGGGCACGAACGCCCCACAAGACCGTCGTGTGATCGCGACCGCCGAAGTATCGACCGATGTCGTTCAGGCTGTAGCGACGGGTGCCGTCGGGGCGCATTACCCGCCAAGCCTGCCAGTACGCCTCTTGGCGCGGGTGCGAGAACTCGTATCGCTTGCTGCCGGGACCGCCATGCGGAGCGCGCAGATCGGCGACCGTGAGCCCGTGCTTGGCGGCCACCTGCAGGGCGACCTCTGGCAGGGTTGGCGGCGTCTCGACAGCCTGAGCCCCGCGCAAGGCATTGGCCAAGGCCTTTGCCGTATGCAGCGCGCCGTGATGGTGGACGATGCGGCCGATGACGTGACCGAGCAGGGCGTGCAGGTCGCCACTGTCCATTGAGCCAAGATTGCGCACGGCGGAGAACGCAGCCAGCCCCAGGGGGCGCTCGTCGTCGTTCACAGGGACCGCGCTCATGCAACGAACCTCCGCAGGGACCGCTCGTATTCCCGCGCCTTAACGGTCGGGCGGTAAACGATCGAGCGGTGGCCGGCGCAGTAGCTCGTGCCCCCGTCGCACGGGTTGCAGCACGCATCGCCGCCGTCCAGAATCCACGAGCACTCGCGCATGGTCCGTGACAGGAACGGACGCGCGGCCATGATGTCGATGACCACCGGCACCGCGACCACCGCCTCCACCCGCGGCGGCTTGGGCGGCTTCGCTGGCTTGACGACCTTGAACCTCTTGACGCGCGGCGGCTTGGGGGCCGCCCTCGTCCTGATGCCATACGACGCCGCACCCTCGCGCCTGAGCCCCATGCGAAACAGCCGGCCACACACGGCGTTCCGGGTGACGCCAAAGTGCTGGGCGATCTGTTGTGCAGACTTGCCCGCGTTCCACAGGTCGCGCGCGGTCTCCTCGTTCCAGCCGCTCATGCCGGCACCCGTGCGCTGACCCAATCACGCAGATCGGGCGTCATCCGGTAGCCGAGGCCGTGGACCGAGATCACGCCCTCCGGCGCATTCACGGCAGACAGGCGGTCGCGGATCCGCTTCACCTCGCCAAACACGGACTCCATGTCGCATCGCCGCGGCAGGGCCTCACGCAGCAGCAGGTTGGATGCGACCATGCCGCGCGCCGAGTACAGCATCGCCAGTACGCGCGCGGGGCGGAGCGGCAAGCCAATGCCGGACTGCAGCTTGTCGACGAGCGCGCTCATGCGGCCACCGCCTGCGGCTGGAGCCGCGCGTTCAACCAGGCGCGTGCTTCCGGTGAGAGCGAGTAGCCGCCAGTCCCAAAGGCGGCGGGGATGCAGCGTTCGGGCGCTCCAAGCGGGACGATGTGCTTGCGGATCTCGCAGATCGCGACCGGCACGCTCTTGAGAATCGGGCCGTCGCCGTTGTCGTGCTCAAAGACGTGGGCATAGATGGTCTCCGCACTGATGAGGCGGTCCGTGTTGAGCAGCAGGGCCAGAATGCGGGCGTGCTTGGGGCGCACGCCGGTCGCGGTGCGGATGCGGGTAATCTGATCCTCAGTGCCGGTCAGGCCGGACAGTTGCTCGCGCAGGTACTCGACCTCAGCGCGGAGGGCTTCGATGGTGGAGATGCTCACAGGAGTCTTCCTTGCTTTTGAGCGAAAACAATAGGGTCGGTGTTTGACTTGCGGCTGTTGCACGGGCGGCAAAGCATTTGAGCGTTGCGGACACAGTGCTTCCCGCCTCTCGACACCGGCGTGATGTGGTCAAGAGTGAGTTTGGCGGAGCGTCCACACGACGCGCATCGATCGCGCTGACGCTGCTTCAGGGCTGAGATTTCTTCGGCCGAGATACTTCCGTCCACCCCGATTATTGCGCAGCGGCGCTTGTGACGTTTTGCGGCCGCACCGTCGGGGTTGTTTTGTGTCCAGCGCCGATAGCGCTCGTTCTCAACGGCGCGGTTGCGGGCGCGATATCGGGACGCTGTGGCCTTCAGCGTCTCAGCTTTGGCTGAGTACGTCTTTCGCTCACGGAGGCGCCGTGCCTCCCTTGTGGCCGCCACGTATTCCGCAGCGCAGGCCGCGCACCTTCCGTTTTTCCATCGCTTCGCAAAGTGACCGCGAACGCAGGGGGCAACACTTTCCATTACGCAGCCTCCGACATGGAGAACCTGCGGCTCACAATATTGAACCACTTCCCGTTCTTCCGGACCCCGATGAAAAGGGGCTGGCTCAACTCTGCCCACCGCGCCAAAGCCTCTTCGACGCACGACGGCACCGGCAACCGCCCGCCATGCGCGACCCACCACTTCTCAGCGCGGTAGCGGCCCGGACCCTTGTGACCGAGCAGCACCCACTCCGGGTACGACATGATCCCGGCCGAGTAGGTGACCCTGAGCGAATCCGGGCTTCCGGTTTTGACGTGCCGGCGACCCATCCAGGTGACCACCGCGATCTCCTCCGGTGCCTGGGTCTTCAAATCCCTGCTGAGGATTGCGACGTCGTCCGCCTCAGCGTCGTGCCGGGCCTTGTCCATCGTCCATTCGTGGCCACAAAAGGCGCACGTCTGGGCGTTCAGTGCGGCGAGGGACTTGCAGGAGGGGCACTCCTTGGCGCGGACGTCCGTGACCTTCGCCGCATCGGGCGCGCCCTTCTTGCCGGGCCGACGATCGACGGTGAGCGTGTCGACGGGGCCGAGGCGACGGATCGTCCCGGTGTAGTCGAGCACCAAGCAGTCGGTCTTGCCCTCCGCCAGTCGAGTGCCGCGGCCGAGCATCTGCACGAGCAGGCCGGGCGAGAGCGTCGGACGCAGCAGCGCGATCATGTCGAGGCCGGGGCTATCAAACCCGGTCGTCAGGACGTTGCAGTTCGTGAGGCACCGCAGCCGCCCGGCCTTGAAGTCGTCGATGAACCGCGCCCGGTCGCCCGGATGCGTCTCGCCCGAGATGACCTCGCAGGAGATGCCCTGCCGGACGAACTCCTCGCGGACATGGTGCGCATGCTTCACGCCAGCGCAGAACGTCAGCCAGGATCGACGCCCCTGCCCGTACTCGATGATCTCCGAGACCGCGGCTTGCGTGATCGCATCGTTGTCAGCCGCCGCCTCAAGAGCACCGGAGACAAACTCCCCGCCCCGCTTGGCCACGGCCGAGACGTCAATCTCCATAGCCCCGCGCTTGGACACCAGCGGCGACAGCCACCCGTCGTCGATGCCTTTGCCGATGCCGTAGGAGAAGACGATCTCGTCGAACAGGCGGTCCTTGCCGTCGTCGAGGCGGCCCGAGTCCATACGGAACGGCGTGGCGGTAAAGCCTGCAACGCGCAGGTCCGGCCGCATCTCGCGCAGGGCATCGAGCAGGTGCCGGTACATGCCCTCGCCCGCCGACGGGACCAGATGCGCCTCGTCGATGAGCACCAGGTCGAACGCGCCAAGCTCCTTTGCCCGCCGATAGACCGACTGGATGCTGGCGAAGATGATCCGCTGGCTGGTGTCGCGGCGCCCAAGGCCGGCGGAATAGATGCCGACCGGGGCTTGCGGCCAGAGGGAGAGCAGCGCCTTGGCGTTCTGGGCGACGAGCTCGCGGACGTGGACCAGCATGAGGACGCGCATCTGGGGGTAGGCACCCATGAGCCGCTGCGTCAGGTCACCGATCGTGACGGACTTGCCGAGGCCGGTGGCCATGTCGACGAGGGGGTTGCCGCCGCCGTTGGTCCAGTAGTTGAGGACGGAGTCGATGGCGGCGGATTGGTATGGGCGGAGGGTGGTCATGCGACCGCCTCCATCACCGCCGCTATGAAGCCTTCGGCCGCCGGCGCGACAATGGCATTACCATAGCCGCGCAGTCGTCCCACGCGGGCGGCAGCCCCATTAACCAGCGGGAATGACCCGGGCATAACTGGCCTCCACTTTCCATCCCGGCATCCGAGCCAGTCAGCATCTCGCCAGAGGCCGTTAGTCGGGCCGGAGCGTCGAGTTCCGTCAAGAACATCACCACCTGCTTGGACACAGGCGACTTGCTGCCGCCCTCCCTCGCCCACTCGGTCTTCATGCTCTCGTAGGATCGACGGCTGTGGTTGTCGTCCGCCACCGAGGGTGTTCCCCAACCCGCCCAATCCACCCGGCTGACTGCGTTCGGCAACTCGCTCATCTTGTGCGGCGCGGCTCCCGCCCGCCCTCGACTGTCCGCTGCCAACGGCGTCGGCCACGATGCCTGTCCAGTAGAGCCGCTGTCGGATGTGCGGCGCGCCGAAGCCCGCAGCGCAGGTATCGACCGCCCCGACGGCGTAGTCCGCTCCTTCCAGGTCAGCGTATACAAGGTCGAGCCAACCGAGGCCGTCCTTG